CAATGTGCAGCTGTCTGGCGGCACGATGAACAAATACTTGCAGCGGACAAGCGCCTTCACGATCAGTGTCCGACCTGGCGGTCAAGACGGTGATGGTTCCTCTTACGAGTGGGAACAACTCCCTGTTGAGTTTTGCATTCGCGGGCAAGAGCCTGTCGATCAATTTAACTTCCTGCGGTTTTATTTACCCGAGACAAACAACTACGAGTTCCGATTTGAGCCCCTGCCAGGCTCCATAATTGTCAAAAACTACGAAGCCGATCACCTATTCATTCACTTGGATGCCAAAAGGCAAACGCTTCTAACCAAGGAATATTCAACTGCATACGGCACTTTCCGTATGGCAACGGCTGGCGTTGAGGTTGCCCAGCTTGAACTGATCGGACTTGCAGAAACCGGCGCACCAGATAACACCGTTGACTACACAAGCGGTCTTGATGCTTCTGAAGTCCTGCTGGACCGTTACGAAACGGCTGATTACAACGACACCCACGGCAAGGCCCACGGCTGGCGCGGCGAAGTCCTTGGTTTCCCGCAACTGAATCAAGGCATCACCAAGTCTGCGGTGGTGCGCTGCCTGCGCTCGAACGGGAAATCTGGCTACGTCGATGTTGAGGTCACCTGCACATCGTTGTATCAACCCCAGACCCTGACCACACCAGACGGTTACTCCCCTGCCCTGTACTCAGCCTGGATCTGGGACGCGCCAAGCTTCCGCGTTGTGGGCAGCGCTTATACGGGCGCCAATGATGCCTGGGAGATCGGGGAAGAGCTTTACTACTCAACCAGCATCACCAGGGACGAAAACAATAACAACAAATGGCTGCACCGCGCTTATACGGAAGGCGCCAGAACCGTCACCATGTACTGCACTCTGCAGGGCATTGGCGACACCTCAGCAACGTTAAATTTCGGAACAACAGATAGAAACTGGATCCCGGCTAGCCAGATTTCTGAAATCAACTATTACGGCACAGCTTGGACTACTAGCTGCGATAGCAACCCTGAGCACGAAATCAGCTACGTCAACGAGATTCGCGCAAACGAACCAGTAATCCCGACGTATTTCAACATGAGCATGTTCGGGCTCTGCTTGCGTTCGGGCAAGAACTTCACCAAGCTCGATCAGCTCCGTTTTTATGTTGCAGGCGGCATCCAGGTTTATCGCCACCTGACCGGCGATGTTGGACGCAGCAACCTGTTCTCCGATTTCGTCTATTGGCTGCTGACTGACAAGGATGCTGGCGCAGGCGATCGAATTAGTGAAGAGCTAGTCGATAGCGACAGTTTTGTTCGCACTGCCCAATTCCTCGACAGAAACAAGATCTTCTGCGACACGGTTTTGCAGGATGCCGTGAACGTGCGCCAGTACATCAGCGACACCGCAAAGATGATGCTGTGCAACTTCACGATCATCAACGGCAAATTCGGCTTGGAGCCTGCACTGCCTACTACCAGCACGGGCGAGTTGAGTACCGAGCCAGTACCCATCGCAATGATTTTCAGCGAGGGCAACATTATCGAAGGCACCTTCGGGCTTGAGTACCTGGAGTACGAGCAGCGGGCAGATTTCAAAGCCGTTGCAACGTACCGCTCTTCCGGCATGGTTTCCGCCACTCAGAACTATTTGATCCCTGCAGGACTGCCGGAAGAAGCCACTGTGCTGGTGCGTTATTTGGGTGAAGAGACCGGCAAGGAGCCGATGGAGGTGTTCGACATGTCACCGTATTGCACCCAGCGCAGCCAGGCTCTGCTGGTTTGCAAGTACCTGTTGGCAGCCCGTCGCCGGATCCGCTACAGCGTCAGCTTCCAAACAAACCCCGACGGCATCGCACTGAAGCCTGGCGATTTCATCCGGGTTTTAACTCAGGCAACGCCTTACGCCCCATACAACACCGGCGTGGTTCTTGCTGAGGACAATCGAGTGGTGACGCCAACCCCGCTTGCCGATGGAACCTATGACGTGATCTTCTACCGCCCTGGGTCAGAGGCTGTCCAAGAAGGTCAACTGGTCATCGTCAACGGCGTTGCCACAGATCCCGGTTTGGCGGGCGTGGTCTTCTCAGTGCCTTTGACCACCGAGGGCAACGCTGCTGTATTCCAGGTGGAGCAACTTACACTGACTGAAGAAGGTCTGGTGGACGTTGTGGCGGTCGAACATCCCTGTGATGACGATCTTCGCAGCCTGATTGTTCAGGACATGCTCGACGATCAACTCTGGTACGTTTCCGAATGAGCTACCCCACCTACGCACCAAGTTCAAGGGCTTTTGATCCTGGTAATTGGCCGGTCAAAAGTTATTCATCGATGAACGGCACTGAGATCCGTTTGTTGTATGGAAGCCGCCGAACTGCTGCAACTTTTACGCTCAGTTACCAGAACTTGTCTGACGTTGAGGCGGAGGAGTTCTTGACGCACTACGACGAGATGCTGGGCACATTCAGCACGTTCAGTTTGCCCACGTCTGTTTTCAAGGGTTGGAGTGGAGCTGCATCGGCTTTTGACCCGAGCGGAAGCATGTCGTTCCGTTATCAGGAGGCGCCTAAACTGGATTCTGTTAAGCCTGGCGTCAGCAGCGTCAGCGTCAGTCTGATCGGAGTGTTGTCCTGATGGCTTACTACTCAGGCCGTGACGGCGAACTCCTGATCGATGGAGTCAAAGCGGGCAAAGTCCGCAGCTGGAGCGTCAGTGCAAGCGCCTCAACGCTGGACACCACCACGCTGGAAGACACCGACCGGACGGTGATTTATGGCGTGCGGAGCATGACGGGCAACTGCTCGCTGTTCTATTACGCCGACAACGCCACGACCAAAGCTGGCAATGACGCAAGCGTCCTGCTGAACAAGATCATCAAAGCCCGCACCACATCAACTGAGCCTGGTACAGCAGCTGACCCAGAGACCGTGACGCTGCGGCTGCGGATCAGCGATGGCACAACCTCAGGCAAATACATCGAAGGCTCAGTGCTGATCACGTCGGTGTCAATGTCGATGGCAGTTGGCGAGGTGCTTGCTGCTGAGGTGGCGTTTGAGTTCAACGGCGCACCGACTGGGGTGAACATCTAATGGCTGGCGTTTATCTCGGTGACAGCGGACACGTCGAACTCCGCCGCGTGGGTCTTAACAGCAGCATGTCAAGCGTGCTGGACCCAGCCGATGTCAATGTCACCCGCAAGCGCTTCAGCTTCGACTTCGAGATTGGGGCACTGATCAGCGGCGACCAATTAGAGATCGAGACGGAAGACGGCAGTGACCTTGAGCTGGTTTCAGGGCACACCGGACCTGATGGGCGCTGGTTTATTCACGTTGACGAGACCGGCGGCGTTCGTCTTTATGACAGCTTTGCGGATGCCATCAACGGCGGCGAAACAAACGCACTCGCCCTGGTACTGCCATCGCAGAGCACCACGATCCTGGCTCGCACCAGAAATAGTTTGTTCCTCTGCCTAGCTGATGTCACCAGCTATGAGATGACCACATCGCGTGAGGCGGTGGATATTACTCTGCTGGGAAGTGAGCACCGGCAAAGTTATGCAAGCGGCTTGATCAGTGGTCAAGGTCGCCTGTCCTGCCTGTGGAAATACGAAAAGGGAGTTTGCTCCAGTACTGGCAACGTCGAAGTTTCGCATTACCTAGCCCAGCTGGTGCTTCGTTTACAGCAAGGCTCAGCATTTGACGGGCGTTTTTATGTGAAGTCATATGCCCCCGGACCCCTGATCTGGTGGGAGGCGCAGTGCATTGTCACCAACGTGGCGATGAGCTTTGAGCCTTCAGAGCCAATCCGTTCGCAGATCGAATTTGTAACCAGCGGTCCCGTTACTTTGCAGATGGGTCAGCCGCCCAGCTACTTGCTGCAAGAGGACAGCAGTTTGATCCTGCAAGAGGACGACGAAAGTGGCATTTTGCTAGAGGATTGACGCCCCTACAATGTCTCTAGCTGTATGACGTAACGGGCGTGGCTGACCTTCGGATTACCGATTTGCCCGCCTTAACGGCGGCGCTACTTCAAGCCACGGATCCCCTGGCGATTGCCGACACGTCGGCGTCTGAGACCAAAAAGATCACCGCCAAGGATCTGGTCCAGGGTGCAGTTGCCCTGATTGATGACGGCAGCATCCCGTCCGCCAAGGTCTCGGTTGCAATTGCCCCTGGCGCGATTGGCACCACCGAATTAGCCGACAACGCTGTCACTGACGCAAAGCTGGCAGACAGCAGCTCGGCAACTCTCCAGTCCGGCTTGCCCGCATCTGGCGCTTATATCGGTCAGCTTGCAGTTGATACCGCCACCAATAAAGCGTCGATCTGGGACGGGTCCGCTTGGGTTGCATTTAAGGCAGCGGGCAGCATCAACTCGATCACGGGCGATTCGTCCGGCGTTGTCCGCGTTACTGCTTCGCAAACTGGCGATAGCGTCACGCTCGACACCTATCTGGCTGATGCCACTGCAGCGCGTCAAGTCCTGATCGGACCCACCAATACAACGGGTGCAGTCCAACTCCGCCAACTGATTGGCACTGACCTGCCACTTGCCACCACGACATCAATTGGTGCTGTTCAGGTCAATGGCAGCGGCCTGACGATGAGTGGCGACCAGATCGTCATTGATAACTCGGTTACCGCCACTGAGGGCACGTCGGTCTATGGCGTTGTCGAATATGACGCAAGCGGTCTGGTTACCTCAGGTCGTGCGATCACTTCCGCCGATCTTCCCAAGGCAAGCACCGGCAACCCTGGCGCAATCCAGCCCGGCACTCAGTTCACTGTTGCAGTCAACGGCACGCTGAGTCACAGCAACACCGTCGCCACTGGCACCTATACCAAGGTCACTGTTGACGGTCAGGGTCACGTTTCGGCTGGCACGACGCTGGTTGACACGGACATTCCAGACATCCCAGCAACCAAGCTGACCAGTGGTTCGATCAACATTGCCCGGATTGCCGACGGCAGCATCACCGGCATCAAGCTGGCCGACTATGCCACGGTCAAGTTCGGTGGTGCAGGGTCAACGGCAGGCATCGTCACCTTCCCCACGGCTGAGTACGCCGGTGAGTTCTTCTGGGACGAGCTAAACGAAGATCTTTACCTCTGGAACGGCACCGCATGGCTGCCCGTCACAATCACCAGCGGCGAACTGATCTTTGCTGGAACGTATGACGCAAGCGTCAACCAAATCGATTCGGTCACCTCTGCCGGTACTGCGGTTGGTCTGACTGTCGGTGCTTCGCTGCCCGCTGCAGCCGATACCAACAATCGGTATTACTTAGTTGTTAGCACTTCCGGCACTGGCGCGGGTAATGCACCAGCTGGGGCGCTTGCTCCGCCGGACATGATTCTGAGTAACGGCGCGACTTGGGAGCTGATCGATGTCAGCGGCGCTGTTGCCGGTCAAACCGCAACCAATATTTCGTTTACGCCTTACGGGAATATTTCCTCGACCAATGTTCAGCTCGCAATTCAGGAGTTGGACGATGAAAAGATGGGCAGTGCCCTTACTGATGGGTACGTCTTTGTCGGCAATGCGAGCAACGAGGCAACTGGGGTCGCAGTTACTGGCGACGTAACCCTTGACAACGCAGGCGTCACGAGCATTGGCACTGGCGTCATCGTCGATGCTGATGTCAATGCCAGCGCTGCAATTACCGGCACCAAGATTCAGGCTGGTACGACAAGCGTTCGCGGCACGGTCCAGCTCACCGACTCGACCACCAGCACCAGCACCACTACCGCCGCAACGCCGAACTCGGTCAAAACGGCTTATGACCTAGCCGCTGCAGCGCTGCCCAAGTCGGGCGGCACGATGACTGGTGCAATCACCTTTGCCGCTGGTCAAACCATTAGCGGCTACGGCTTGCTGGATGGAGCGCAAGTCTGGACCAAGGGTCAGCGCGGTCAGGTCACAGCATTGACCTCTGCTGCGACGATCACGCCGGACTTCAACGACTCAAATAACTTCTCGCTTCTGATTGGAACGAATTCGACGCTGGCTAATCCGAGTAACGTCGTTCCAGGTCAATCTGGGTGCATCTTCATTGCTCAAACCGCAGGCGGCAACACCTTGGCGTATGGCTCCAATTGGGAGTTTGCCGGTGGAGTTGCTCCTAGCCTTAGCACTGGAGCTGGGGAGACCGACGTCATTGCGTACACGGTCTTAAATTCCACTCGAATCATTGCGACCCTGATCTCCAACGTAAGCTGACATGTCGATCCCCGGAAGCGCTAATCCCCTCCTGCTTGCCAGTGCTGGAGCTGCGGGTGCCTATGAGATCGAAAGAAGCATCCGACTAAATCAAGCTGATTCGGCATACCTCAACCGCACCCCGGCATCGGCAGGTAATCGCAGGACTTGGACGTATTCGTTCTGGTTCAAGCTGGGCAAAACTACTGGTTATCAATATTTCTTGTCCGCAGATATATCTGGCAGTAATTATGACTGGCTCCAGATGGACAATAATGCGTCAACAATTGCTTTTCTCGGCTACAACGGATCTACTTTTGATTGGAAGCTAAGCTCTGACGCGGTTTTTAGAGACCCATCTGCATGGCAGCATTTTGTTATCGCATTTGATACAACTCAAGCAACTGCGTCAAACAGAGTTAAATGGTGGCATAACGGAAATCTGCTAGATCTTAATCGTAGTGGTTACACGACCTATCCAGTTCTTAATTTCCAATCAAGGATCAACAATACAGTAAGTCAGCGTTTGTCTGACGCAACTAATGGCCTTAGTTCTTACTTAGCAGAGGTCCACTTCCTGGATGGCATTGCGGTTTCCGATGCCACCGACTTCGGTGAGTTCGACGACAACAACGTTTGGCAACCGATTCAATACACCGGCACCTACAACACAAACGGTTTTTATCTTCCGTTTAGCGATAACAGCTCTGCCTCAGCGCTGGGCACCGACTATTCGGGCAACAGCAACAACTGGAGCGTCAACAACATCACATCGGAGAACCCAACCACGCTGCCCGGTGTTTCGTTTGATGGCACTAACGACTACATCGAAAGCGCGGATGATGCGGACTACACGTTTGGTTCTGACGACTGGACCATCGAGTGCTTTGTGAAGTCCAGGGATCTATCTAGCCACAAGGCTGTGGTGATGAAATATTCCGGCACTGCGTCAACATCCTCATGGTGGATGTCTCTCCTTAACGGTCAGATCAGTTTCTTCTTTTACTACGGCTCTGGATCTCAGATCTCTGGAACGACAAGTTCAACAATTAGCGCGAATGTCTGGTCGCACTTGGCGGTAACAAGAGATGGCAACACCGTGCGCCTGTATATAGATGGCGTGCAAAGCGGCACCATCAATGTCACTGGTCTGACGATGAACGATACTGCCACTCCGGTGCGTATCGCGGTGGATTCACAAGATAACTATGACTTCAATGGGATTATTTCAAATGTCCGCATTGTCAACGGAACCTGCCTGTATCCCAGTGGAACTACTTTCACCGTTCCCACTGCTCCTTTGGCGAACGTAACCAATACCAAGCTTCTGTGCTGTCAATCCAACTCTTCGGTGACGACAGCAGCTGTTTCGCCAAACACGCTTACATCGTCGGGCAATGCCTTTGCTGGAACGTTTAGCGATTCAACCGCAGCAGAAGACTCCCTCCGTGACTCGCCCACGAACGGCGACACGGCGAATGACACTGGCGCGGGCGGTGAAGTGCCGGGGAACTACGCAACAATGTCGCCCGTTATTGGGGTTGTAGATTACACCCAAGCGGCAAAAAGTAACGGCAATCTACAGGTTGATTGGAGTGCATCAACTACCGCGTGGTCTGACTGGGGGTTGACTTCGGGCAAGTGGTATTACGAAACCACAATGCTTAGCGGAGTTTCAAGCGGTCTCGGGAACTGGGTGCGGGTTGGCAGGAGATTTAGCACCAGCTATAACGCTTTTCTTTGGAGGTCAAACGGCAACACTACTGGTCTGACGGGATCGCCTACGTTTAGCACTTATGCCACTGGCGATGTTCTTGGTGTTGCTATTGATGTAGACAATGAGCAAGCCACTTTTTACAAAAACGGAGTGCTTCAAGGCACTGGAGCTTATTCCTACACGACTGCAGGCGGAGAACCAATTCATATTGGCGGTTATGCCAACGTAACATCATCAACCGCCTTCAACTTCGGACAGCGCCCCTTCGCCTACAGCGCCCCCAGCGGCTACAAGTGCCTCTGTACCGCCAACCTAGACACGCCGACGATTGAAGACGGCAGCACCGTAATGGACGTGGCGCTCTACACGGGCAATAACACCTCCCTAAGCGTCACTGGACTGGAATTTTCACCTGACTTTGTGTGGCTCAAAGCAAGATCAGAAGCTCGATCAAACTTCTTGTTTGATGTAATTCGCGGCACAGGCGAATGGTTGAAAAGTGATGGTACTGATCCCGAAACAACTGACGTAAATACTTTAACTTCTTTTGATACCAACGGATTCTCACTGGGATCAAGCTCAAAAACAAATAACAATACTATTACCTACGCAGGCTGGTGCTGGGACGCCGGATCATCGACAGTCACCAACACCGACGGCACGACCACATCCAGCGTGAGGGCTAACGCTAGTGCGGGGTTCTCGATTGTTACTGCAAGCCCATCTGGCACTGCAGATACATACGGACATGGCTTAGGTGTT